TCAACCTGCCTGATATCCGCAATCCGTTTTTCCGAGAACCAGAACTCAAACTGTACCGTCGGGTCATAAACCGCAAGATGCGGCGTGGCGGTTATCTGAAAATAGCCCGGCGTCAGCTCAATCCGCGACGGCGCTGCCGGTGCGGCAATCCGGAACGATACCGACGCCGGATCGCCCTGCTGCCCCCACGCATTTACTGCCCGGACTGTCAGCCTGTAGTTCCCCAGAGCCAGTTGTGTGAAGCGGTAAGTGGTTTCCGTCGTCCGGGCCGTGCTGACCAGCCGCTCACGGCCGTCATCCGCTGCCACGGTCAGGCGAAGCAGGAAGCTCACGCCCTTCACCACCTTCGGCGTGTCCCAGCGGGCCAGCACCTGGTATTCCCCGCTGTCTGCGGTGACTTCTGCGGTCAGGTGCTGCACCGCTGGCGGCGTGACACCATTTACCGTGCCGCTCTGGTCGCCGTCAAAGTGCGCCCCGTTATCCACGATGGCCTCTTTTTCCGGTACATGCTGCACGGCGGTGATGGCATACGTGCCGTCGTCGTTCTCACGGATACTCACGCAGCGGAACAGGCGCTGGCGCAGCGTCGGCAGCTTCAGCCCCCACACGCTGTATCCGGCAACGCCGTCAGGAACCCGGCTCACTTTTACCTTCACGCCGTCGGTGACGGACTGAACCTCCACGCTGACCGGATTGCCATTTCCGTCAACCAGGCTTATCAGCGTGGTGCCGGAGGATGGCAGCGTGATTTCACGGTCGAGCGTCAGCGTCCGGGTCTGGCTGTTCACCGCCAGCACGCGCCCGCCGGTGCTGATACCGGCATAGTCATCATCGCAGATTTCAATGACATCGCCCGGTACATGGCGAAGCCCTTCAGCACCCACGCTGAAGTCCACGGTCTGCGTTTCCAGCAGCTCCGTTTTAATCAGCCACAGCCCGGCTCGGTGTGCCTGCCCCCGGCTGGTACAGCCAAAGGCATCCATCTTCGTGACGTTACGACCGTAACGGGCAATGGCCTGCGT